AAATCAATACAAACACTTCAGACTAAATTTGCAAGAGATAGGGCTGGAGAAAACATGAAAAGATATGCTAGTCAGATATTAAACGATTCATTAAGAGATTTTGATGCAACCCTAAACTTCAATAAATCAAGGGATGCTGGACTGACTTTTGTTAAATACTATGGAGATGTAATACCAACAACTAGAGAACTTTGCAGAAATTTAGTAAATGGTGTATATAACAAGAGAAAAGGTGGACTTTTTACCATCAACGAGGTCAAGGACTTATGGCAAAGTAGGTCTTGGTCAGGTAAGAAATCAGGCAACCCACTTGTAGTTAGAGGTGGGTATAATTGCAGACATCAGTTTAGTTATGTCAATCCTGATTGGTATGATAGTAAAGGTCAACTTATAATATAAACAAATAGGAGAAACAATGTCAGATGACAAACAGGTTAATCAACCGAAAAATGATGTTCAGGAAGCTGAAGTTAAAGAAACTAAAACTGACGAAGTAAAACCAAGCACTACTTTTAATCAAGAAGATGTAGATAGAATAGTCAAACAAAGATTAGAAGCTGAAAAATCAAAACATCAAAGACAGTTAGACGAAGTTAAGAAACAAGAAGAAGAAATTTTGAAAGTTAAACAAGTAGAAGAAGCTAAATCAAAATCTGAACTTGAAAAGCTTATGAAAGAACGAATAGCTGAAAAAGATACTGAGATCACAAAATATAAACAAGCAATCCAAAAAGAAAGAATTGATAATCAAATACTTTCTGTTGCTTCAAGAAATAAAGCTATATCGCCAAGTCAAGTTGTTTCATTACTAAAAGATGAAGTTAGACTTACTGAAGATAATAGAGTTGAAATACTTGATAATAATAAAAACATCAGATATAACTCTAAAGGCGAACTTTTAACGATTGAAGAAAAAGTTAAAGAGTTCTTAGATGCAAACCCACATTTCTCGCAAGGGTCATTGGCTGGTTCAGGGAGTCAGCAGAGCATCGGTGGTAAAACTGTAAAACCTTTCAATATTCAGGATTTAGATATGGGTAAGCCAGAAGATCGTGCTAAATATGCAGAGTATCGCAAAGAACGAGATTCAAAACCTACTCAGATTAATTTAACAAACAAA